AGTGATGATATAATAGCTTCTATTTGCGGTAGGCTTTCACCCAAGGATGAAGCTATAATTATTAGTTCGGACCAAGATTTGTATCAACTTATTCGTCATAATATTTCTTTCTATAATCCACAAAAAGGTAAGATGATAACCTTTCAAGGATTTAAAAAATTATATGGGATATCCTCTTATGAATGGTATATGGTAAAAGCTCTCGCTGGATGTACAACAGATGAGGTTCCGGGTATAAAAGGTGTTGGTGAAAAAACAGCTATTAAATATCTAACAAATCAATTAAAACATACCACAAAAGCATATCAAGCCATTGTATCCAAAGAAGGGAAGAAAATTTATAAAAGGAATTATAAACTCGTTACTTTACCTTTTGAAGGAACCAAAATTTTTAAATTGAGGGAGGATAGAATATCAGAAAAAGGATGGAGAGAGGTTACAGAAAAATTAGGTATGAAAAGTATTAGAGATAAAACCCCTGTTTTCAAACAAAAGAAAAGGAAATCAAAATGAAAATTGTAGTATGTGAATGTGGGACTCAAAATGTTGCAAAGAAAGGGAAATATTTAGGTACTTTTGGTCATATGTTTTTATGGAGCATTCAATGTTCTCATGACTTTTGTTTTAGGGAAGCCTTTGGAAATAGTGAAGAAGAGGTTATAGAAAAATGGAATAAACGAATTGATTGGTGGGTACATGAACCAATATCTGTTTATTCAGAATCAGAATATAAAAAATTAGTTGAGGAAGTTGGAGGGGCAATTATAGAAACACCTCATTGGACAAAAAGGAAAAACTTACCATGCCCCCATTGTAAACTACGAGAAAGAATTAAGGAAGAAGTTATTAAGGAAATGAACAATGCCAAAACAGGGAAAAGGAAGTTCTTTTGAACGAGAAATTTGTAAGACTTTAAGTCTATGGTGGACTAATGGTAAGGACGAAGATGTATTTTGGCGAACGGCAGGCAGTGGAGCCAGAGCCAAAACCCGTAGTAAAAAGGATTTAAGAACCTTTGGACAATACGGAGATGTTCAAGCCACCAATCCTATTGGGCAAAAACTAATAGATGTTTGTACTATTGAATTAAAAAGAGGTTATTCCAAAACTACTTTCGCTGATATAATAGATAAAAAAGAGAATGCTGCGGAACAGCTTTATGAGAAGTTTATACATCAAGCTGAAATTGATTGCATTAATGCAAATGCCCCCAGCTGGTTATTAATAGTTAAAAGGGATAGGAGACGGGCTTTGGTATTCATGCCCTATACTTTCAAAAAGGAATTGACGAACATAGGATGTTTAATTAATAAGAGGCACCCTGTTTTTTCCTTTTCAATGAAAACAAAAAAGAATGTAGTATATAGAATATTCGGTATGACTTTGGATAAGTTTTTACAAACCGTAAAACCAAGGCATATTGAAGCGATTTATAATCTGAAGGTTGTTATTCACTATGGTGGACAGGTTGAAGAATGATTACCCCTAATACTATTAAAAAATCACAAGCTAAGAAAATTCTGAAATTGATAGAGCAAGCTACAAGGGCCGAAATATTATCCCGTCTTGCCCCCATACCATTTCCTGAATATGCAGATTGGCATATGGTTAGTATCGAAAAGAGAAATGAATTGTTACAATATTTATATGGAACATCCTCATTCGTGGAATTAGGACGTCTTTGGGGATTACTTAAAAAAGAGAGAAAACCTAATAGAAAACAAATTAAAAAAGAAAGAAAGAAAAAATGAAGTATGTATTGACTTGGATAATTTGTGGTATGATAGCTATGTTACTTGGCATTCTATGCGATTACCTTTTATATAAACAAAAACCAAATAAACTAACTTTTATATTGCCATTAATTCTTGGCCCTATAACTTTTTATCACCTTGTCAAAGCTATTTACTATGGATTAGAATCTAAAAAAAAAATGAAATATACATTATTGACAAAAAAAGAAATTGAACAAACAAATTTCTCTGAACGGGCAGGTATGATTAATATATATGCCTGTTCAAATTGCCGTAAAGTCGTAATATATCTCTATATTGATAGCGGTATAACCCCACCTCATATAAGATGCGATGTTTGTGGTGGCATCGCATTTTCTCAACTTGCCCGAATGCATCAACCTACCCGTTATTGGTATCGACCTAAGAATTTAGAAGAAATTAAAACTCTTGTTGATGAGGCGTATGAAACAGATAAAGAAAAATATAAGGGGCAAGATGAGGCATTGGTAAAAGGAATCATTCTCGATAATTATGTAGAACATTATAATAAGGGCCGATTGTTTGCGAAAAGTATGAGATGATAAATGATTAAAAGATTACTATTTTTAGAAAGGGGATTAAAATGAAAAAAGTATTAATTACAATCTGTTTATCAATAATTTTATTAATAGTAGGATGCGATGCTTGGTCTGGAAAGGCTTGGTATAATCCAGAAAAACCTATATGGCAAGCTATTAGAGATTGTGAAGATTGTGATAGTATATCATACGAAATCAAAGGACTTGGTGTAAGCCAATTCACTCCCCAATTATTGATTGAATGTATGAATTCCAAAGGTTATGAACTATATGAAGTATCCCAATTAAGAGAAAATAATCAAATTAAGATTAAACCCAATCTCATTAATGCGGGATGGTCCCTTTTGGCTTTTAGGTATCCTATAGCAGGGAAAATAACCAATGATTGAACGCTTACAAATAAAAAATTTCCGAACGCATAAGAAGTTGGACCTCACTTTTAGTCCTCTTGTCAATTCTATTATTGGACCTAACTATGCAGGTAAAAGCACCATCATTAGAGCTATAAGGTGGGTAGCAAGAAATAAACCTGCCGGAGAGGATGTTATCAATTGGAATGCGGAGAAAGCTGCCGTAAGACTTACTATTGACGAAAATAAAATAACTCGCATTAGAAGCAAAAGTATTAACACGTATCAACTCAATAAAAAGAAACCATATAAGGCTTTTAGAAATGAGGTACCTAAAGATATTGAAAAAACAATAAACCTCTCGGATATTAATTTTCAAGGACAACACGAAGCTCCTTTTTGGTTTTGTGAAACTGCTGGGGAAGTTTCCCGGCAATTGAATAATATTATCAATTTGGAAATCATAGATAAAACTTTAGCTAATATAGCATCGGCCTTACGCAAAAGTCATGTTACTATAGAGGTGATAGAAAATAGGTTGGATAAAATAATTCTTCAGCAAAAGTCTCTTGCTTATGTTGAAGATTTAAATGAAAACTTAAAAGGGGTAGAAAATTTACAAATTCAATATCAAAAAAAGGCTTCGGAACTGACTACGTTACGGGATATTCTAAAATTGGCACTATCGTACAGGAACAAGGCCGTTCGCATCAGGACGGTGGCGTCCGGTGCCGTTTCAGTACTAAATAAAGGTTCTAAGTACCAAAAAATCATGGCCCAAATTGAAAATCTGTCTAAATCGGTAAAATTAGGGGTGCGACTTCAAAAAGTTATATCAATAAGACCTCCTTCATTAAACACTTTGGAGAAGCTCAAAAAGAGAATGCAACAAACTTCTAACCAATATGAATCCCTCGATGATTTAATAGATGAATTAAAAACATATGAAGGTGAAAAATGTCAAGCAGAAGGAGATTTGAAAAAATGCAAAAGGGAATTAGAAAAAATCGCAGGCGGACGATGTCCACTATGCGGGTCGGCAATGAAAAAATAATTGCTATCTTTTGTGCTGATATTCATTTGTCTCTCAATGCCCCAATTTGGCGGTCAGCGGAACCGGATTGGTTTGAAGCTATGAAAAGGCCCTTGAAGGAAATAAAGAAGTTACAAGGAGAATATAACTGCCCCGTTATTTGTGCTGGGGATATATTCGACAGATGGAATAGTCCGCCCGAATTAATAAATTGGGCCTATGATAATTTACCTAAAATGTATGCCATTCCAGGCCAACACGATTTACCCCTTCATAATTATGATGATATTAAAAAAAGTGCTTATTTATCTCTTGTCAATGCGGATATAATTCAAAATCTACTTCCTGGTTGTATCATCCGGACGGGGGATTTAATTATGTATAATTTTCCTTATGGTTATAAAATAGGCCCTAAAAAAGATACGGGTGGGTTTGGAAAGAATTTTATTCATATAGCGGTTGTTCACGAATATCGTTGTATAAAAGGTAAGAGTTTTCCTCAAGCACCTGATGAAGCCTACCTTCGTATGAATGAAAAGAATCTAATAGGATATGACATAATTGTTTATGGGGACAATCACAAAGGTTTTATGACTACTGTTAATATAGATTCGACGATTTTTAATTGTGGAACTTTAATGCGAAGAAAATCTGATGAAGTAGATTATAAACCATGGATAGGTTTATTATTAGAATCTGGGGAATTAAAACCGCATTATTTGGATATTATCAAAGACAAATATTTAGACGTACAAACAAAACCGAATGAAGAAGATTCACTTGATATGAAAGCATTTATTAAGGAACTTGAAAAGTTAGGGGATACAGATTTAGACTTTTCTGAAGCAATGAAACAATACTTAAAAAAGAATAAAATAAATACGAATATATGCAATATCATTTTTGAGGCTATGGGGTTATGAGTACGTTAAAAAAGTATATGGAATTAAAAAAGAAGGTAGAACAAGCCCAACAAAAAGCGGATAAGGCGGAAGGTGCTTTAGAGCAAGTTATGAAAAGGCTTAAGGAGGAATTTGGGTGTGCCACTTTAGAACTTGCAAAAAGGAAATTAAAACTCTTGCAAAAACAAGAGCAAAAAGCCAAAACAGATTTTGAAGAAGCAGTAGAAACATTTGAGGAAAAATGGGGTGAGAAACTTCAATAACCTTTATTTGAAAGGAATCAAAAATGTTGGTACTTAGTAGACGGAAAGGAGAAGCAATTACTATCGGGCAAGGGGATGATTTAGTGGAGGTGGAAATAGTAGATATACGTGGGGATAATATTAGACTTGGAATAAAGGCGAATAAATTTATTCCTGTACACAGGAAGGAAGTTTACGAAGCCGTTCAAAAGGAGAAAAAGCAAAAACACATAAATCCAATACTTTCAAGGGATAGAGGACCTTTTACAGGGAAAGGCATACAGAACAGATAAATGAATCTACTTAAAACCAGAGAAAGAGTAAATCAATTGCTTGGAGATTTACATTCTATTAAGAAGCAACGCAAAGAAGAAGAAAGGAACCTCAAACAAGCGGAAAAGGAATTGACTTATATAGAAGAAGCCCAAACCATCGCTCAACAGATAGCACAAATGGTTCAGCAACAAGCCCACAAAAGGATTGAAGGAGTGGTTAGTAAATGCCTGGAAGCAGTATTCGGGGAAGAATATGGTTTTAAAATTCGTTTTGAAAGAAAAAGGGGTCGTACGGAAGCCAATCTATTACTTTTAAGACAAGGACATGAAATAGAGGATGTATTAAATACTGATAGTGGTGGGGTAGTAGATGTGGCCGCTCTTGCCTTACGATTGGCTTGTATTGTTTTATCTAAACCAACTTTAAGAAGAATAATTATTGCGGACGAACCTTTTAGGAATTTAGATTTACAAAATAGAGAAAAGGTTAGAATATTGTTGGAAGAGTTATCGAGAGATTTTAAGGTGCAATTCATAATAATAACCCATGAAATAGCATTTCAAACAGGAAAGGTAATTGAATTATGATTGGTCCAAAAGATATTCATAATATGGAACAATCCCAAATGGTGGTGAAAAAGCATTTCGTTCCATGTCTTTTTTCTTTTTATGAAGGGTGCCTTCAAGAAGGATTTAATAAAAATCAATCATTAGAGCTTACCAAAATATACCTACAAAGTTTATTCTCCTTACCATCTAACTCAAAATAAATAAGAAAAGTAATTGAATTATGAATATAAGGGAATCGTTCCTCAGTGTTTGGAGGCACAAACAATTTTGGAAAGGACCTGAGGCAACGATTCCCGTAAAGCACTTTTTAACATTACCCCTCTATTGTTTCTTACCTTACGGGAGGCTTGATAATGAACAATAATAGAACTCGCAAGTTGTCTATCTTTAATTCTTTTCTTTTTATTAAGTATCTGACAATATGCTACCGGTAATTTATAAAAATTCTTTCCTAATACTTCTGCTAAGGATTTTTGGTCCCATTGATGAGGTTTCTTTCGACATAATTCTTCCCACCTTTTTACCAATTCATAGGAGGATATTTTATTCTTCAAGAAAATTGTTCCACTGAGAATTTCAATTCCCTTAAACAAATGGACAGCTATATCCTTTTCTATTTCCTCAAACAATTTTGGATACCTTAAAAATTTGGCATCACAATCTACATATACAATGTTATGTTTAGGAAATTTGATTAACATTTCTTTTATAAAGGTTGGTTTGTAATTGGTATTTTTTAACCAGCTTCCTAAATTCTCGGTGCCTTCTATATAATAAGGAATACTATATTGTTTTAAGGATTTTACGAGCATTTGGGCATAGTCTTCATAAAAAGTATTTCTGGTAAAATATCCTACAACTATGAATTCATTCATTTTCTACCCCATACAATTTCTGATAATTATTTATTACTAAAGGTCTCATGTATTCAATTAAGTTAGATTTTAATTCTCCATCATTTCTCTTATTACTATCCCAACTTTTAGATAAGAATTCAAGTTCGGTATTTTTGGCATCTATAGCAAAAAATTCAAATCGAATAATTTTATTTCTTGATTCCAAAAAATCAGTAATTATAGGATTCCACCTTCTGGCCCAATGCCTTATGGCTACCTTTGTTTGAAAACCTCCAAAAGATTTGGCCTTTTCAGGATGTTGATGGGAATAAAATGATACATAGGCATCTACTGGATTCCTAACTATACAATAAGCCTTTATATTACCTTTTGTTAGGAATTTATAATTAATACTACAATTTCCACAAAAGAGAATATGTTTTTTATTAGGATTTTTTATCAATGAATATAAATTATTGATTATGGTTTTTTTAAAATCCAATTTAACACCAGTTCTCTTATACCATTCTTTTTCATTTTCCTTAAGCGGATATGTATCTTCTAAGATAGGAAATTTAAAAACGGTATCCGGTCTTAGAATTAAACTTCTATCAAGTGCTCCGCCTAAATAAGAAGTACCATGACCACCATGTGGGGATATAATTATCATAATAGTTCCAAAGCCTTCTCTTTTACCAATGATATCGGTATTTGTTCCCAACACCTATAATTATATTTACAAGGTTTCATATTATAACAATATCTACAATCAACATTACTGGTTAAATTAATTTGGTCTTCGTAACCATTCCATAACGGGTTGGCAAAACCTCCATATATTACTACAGCAGGGATACCAAGTGCTTTTGCCATATGAGATATGCCACCCTCAGCACAAACCACACACCTATATTCAGAGATTTTCTTAACAAGGTTTCTCATAGAATTATTTTTAATATGAGGAATAGATTCAAAATGATTTTCATTAGCAAGGGTCTTAAAGTAAGGCCAAACCTTTTTATTATACCAAAGTCCTTTATGTTCTATTTGTACCCCTATAATTTTGCGTTTGATAGGTGATTTTTTTATATACAATTCTGGTTTGAGTTCTGGCATTTCAGTTTTCAAATTATATGCCTTACAAACAATCTCCCAATCAGAAAGAATATGATGTTTGGTAGGAAGAACACCTTCAGCGGGAGCGGGATAACCTAAAAAAACACCTTCCTTTTTGGAACCTACTTTATTCACAAAAGGATTATTTTGCAGCAAACTTGGCCTATCGGTATTAACCACTATCACAGATTTAGGATACGCTTTTTTTATAACCCTAAAAGTAGGAGTTACAAAAAGCAAATCTCCTATTCCACAACCAAAAGATTTAATAATAATATTCATGAAACTTCCTTTATTATTCCAAAAAATAAACCTCATATTTTTCTTGTACCTCCTTCTATTACAAAGAATATTTTATCATCCAAAGCCTTTTCCTGTTTATACTTTTGATACCAAGCATAATAAGAAAAGAAAGAATTATTCGGAAATATCTTAATTCCCAATCTTTTCATTATTACAGTACCTACTACCATATCATGACGATGTCCTTTGACTCTAATATCTTTTGATACCTCTTGTTTTCGATTAATCCAAGAACCCTTAAAAGCTCTTCCTATTATAGCTTCCTTAAACATAGCTTTAAAGAAATCCTTACCAATAGAGGATTTCAAATTAAGACCTATTAACCCTCCTGAATACATCATCATATTAAAGGCTTCTTCTCTCCCTACTCCCAAATATTTCAAAGAGGCATCAGAACTCCATTGACCTAAAACATATCCAGAATTTTGAACAACCACCCCTTCCTTTTCTATCAAAACAAATAATTCATCAATAGGTTGTATAGCCCAAAAGGAAGCATCTACCCATAGTACTTGTTCATATCCTCTTTCTATAGCTGCCTTAATAGCATAGAATTTGAAAGCATAAGGGATTATATGATGTGAAGGACAGCTAAAATTCTTATCATCAAATAATAATATATCTCCACCAAAATTTACCCGCTTTAGGCTTTTATTAAGTCGTTCTTGTCCAAAAGGATGCCACGCATTCCTTGTTATATAATTTACCACACATCTTTTCATTAGAAGTTTACCCAATTCCAATCTTTAGGGTCGTTATCAAACGGTTTATTTTCTCTAATCCTTGGGAGTCCAAATTCCTTATGAAAATTTTTACCTTGATAAGAATTATAATTATGTTGGACCACACCATCTACATTACGAATATCAGGTACAAAGAAATTTCGAGGGAATAAGGATATAGGAATTCTTGACTTCGCAACGGCACATGCCAAAGCCGGCATTTCTCGGCCTTTCCCATCTGCCTCCCATATTTTATCCCATAATACAAAAAAGGCTTTCATCTCCTTGTTTTTTTTGAAACACATAATACCGCCGTTATACACAATTAGAGGTAAGGAAACATTAGTTCTTTTCATTACTCTTTTATATAATCTTAATATTTTTTCGCCTTTTCCCCAATATAAAAAACGATTCAATGCTAAATAGTTATCTTCCAAAAGATTAAAAGCATTTTCTATTCCTGTTTTTTGTATTACGGAATCACAATCTATATATAATGTCTTCTCAAAAGGGGTATATTTAATCATATTTGTTTTGATTTTTCTGTTTTCATTTTGATTGAGATTAAAAATATCAAAGGTGATATTTTCCATATCATACCATTTACTATTCCTATCCTTTATATTAGTTAAGACGTGAATTGGAAGATTAGTAAATTGACGGGAATAAGCTACAGTATGAGCCGCTAATGAATCATAATTCTTACCAAAAACAACAAGTAATATTCCACAAGTCATTATCTCACCAAAATTAAATTTTCTGCTGTTTGATAATATAATCTAAAACCGAAAGGTTTCACCAAATTTATAATTCTTTGAGGTTCATAATCAAATTCAATACAAATCATTTTCAATTGTTCTAATTGGGCGAAAGGAAATTCTTGAAGGATAGCCCAGGACCAACCTTCAGTATCTATATTGACAAAATCAAAATCAAATCCTATTTGAGTAAATAATTCCTCCACTGTAATAACCTCTATCATCATCTCTTTCCATTTCCTTTTCCCTTTCTCCTCCCATAATTTCGCATGAATCTTATCAAAGGAACCTATAGCATCACCATAAAAATTATAAAAAGGAAAAATACCATGTTTAGGTCCAACCCCTGTTTTGATAATTTTTATCTTCTCATTCTTACCATATAAATCTTCCAAAGGTTTATGTAAGGAGGGGGAAGGTTCTACACATACCCCTCCCCAATTTTGTAAGGCTAATTGATAGGTATTACTAAAAGTTTTTCCATCATATGCCCCTATGTCCAAAAACCGCCCTTGTTTTCCTTTGAAAAATTTAACAATATACTTCTCTTCATCTCTTTGTGAATACATTCTTTCTCCTACTTTGGGAAACCTGCCTTCTTTCTTCTCTTATAAATGGCTACATCTTTTTTACCTAATAAAGTATTTCTTTTATACACTTCGTCTCTATCTTTACCCCAACCTTTCCATTTATGTTCTACAATAACATCTGGAATGAAAACCACTTTACCCATACGATATACTTCATCTCTAAATTCATTATCACAAGCAAAACTTTTATAAATAGGATGATAAATATAACCAAATTTATCATATAATTTCTTTCCCATTATGGTTAGGGTTATAGCATTCTCTTTTGTCTTATTACAACATCCATCTGGAAAATGTAATGCCCCATCCATATCAGGAAAATGTTTCTTCATTAATTCAGAGATAATTAAATCAAACCCTGGTTTCATAGGAATCATATCATCTGAGATAAGGAATAATATATCAAATTCTTCCCCCTTCATATCAGCATTAATTGCCTCCACTTTGGTTTTATGTTTACCATACCGGTAAACTAAATTAGGAAATTTATCCATACTCCTCCTCATTTTAGGATTATTCATCGTTTTGTCATTTGAATTCAAAGTGATTAAAAAACGATATTGATTTTTTCCACTCAACATAGAATAATACTTCTCTAATGTTTGGAGAAACCAATCTGGTCTTTTCATTGAAGGATACTTAAACAAAAATTTCATATCAACCCGCTAAATAAAAATAAATCGGTTCCTTTATATACTCCTCTCTTTTGAGTAGAGCTCGTAATCTTAAGGAATAATCCATATCCTCTCCCTTATTCTTTTCGGGAAATCCTACTTGTAATGCTAATTTCCTTTTTACAGGATTCAAATGATTAGGACACCTATAATAAATACCATTTTTTTCAAACCATGTTTTGTATTTCATAGAATGAATAAATACCTTAACATATTTTCTTTTTCTCCGAGTTATTATTCCTTTAATACCAACAACGTCAGGATTGGCTTTAATAGCCCTTAAAATTTTAGAAATATAATCATCGGAAACCAAATCATCATCATCTATAAAACATACATATTTTCCTTGAGCTCTTTTAAGTAATAAATTCCGTTTGGTTCCCACTACCATCTTTCTATTATCTTTCTCGATTAGTATCTCAACCAATTTATTTGTATGATTATTCATTTGCCCCTTCAATATTGTCAACAATCTTTGTAAAGGTTCTTCTCGTTCTACTATAGTACATATTAATATAGAAAGTTTCATAATTCTCCAAAGGGAATATAAGATATAAGTGAATTTAATCGGCTACCCTTAGAACAAGAAAAAACTTTTATATCTGTTTCCTTCTTAATGATTTCAAAAGCCAATTTAAAATTGTTATAATAACGGTCTAAATGCCTTCTGTTTATTTTTTTCGTTCCCCCCTGATACCTATTATGATAATGACATTTGGTAGAATTGGGATTCAAATCAAATCCTAACAAGTATATCTTTTTATATCTTAAAAGTATGGCTAATTGAAAAGCACAAAACCCACTGTTATATCCCGTCTTAAAATTCTTGAAAGCAAATCCTATACCATCTGTCCCGGCATTCCTTATTAAAAGATTCACGCAGAATGGATTATGAACAAAACCAGTTTTTTCATTCTTAAATCTACCATCTCTAAATTTCATAGAACAATGTTCGGCATTAGTAACCATAACCCAAGTGGTATTTATACCCTTAAAGTATCCTTCTTGTATCTTACGAAAAATTCCTGAGTCTGCAGTAATGCAATAAGTAGGGTTGGGCACATCAAAAGCCGCCATATTAACGGCTATAGTATCTCTATCCTTTAATTGATTGAAAGGAAATCCAATTAAACTGGGACCCCCACCTACTATAAAAATTTCATTTCTGTGGGCCTCCATCTTCCGTTTTGTCCTTTCCAAAACTTTGCATCAATTCTCTTATCTTATCTTGTAGAATATCTATATTTTTTTTAAGTTCTTTATTCTCTTTTTTCAAGATTTCATTTTCTTCTAATATGGAAAGTGTCATTGTTATTCCCTTTCTACTGTTATATCATATTGTTGCCAACTATCATAACCAGCCCTAACACTATACAAAACAAATCTCTACAGTAGTAATTTAGATATCTATAGCATTTTGAAAACGTTCATCTTGTTTTAAGAAAGCATAAATGGCTGCTTTCAAGTTATCTATTTCTGCTATATTTTTTGTTTTTAAATCATCCAAACCAAATACTTCCCTATGAGCTGCCTTCTGCCCTTCTTCCTTAGCTTGTGCATCTTTGTACCAATCAAGGCTGAATGATAATTTGCTGTCTTTAATTTTAAGACTGTTTACTTTTGCATAATTTACCGTAAAACCCGTTTCCAATTCTAATTGCATTTGTAAAGCCATTAAAGTTCTCCTTAAGGTTTTTCTATCTGTATAGATTGTTTTTCGCTGCCTGTTAAAGTCATTGTTAAAACACAATCATATGTTTGGGTCTCATCGTAATCACCCCTCTGATATGTAACTTTATACAAACCAGCGGTCAATCCGGTTATCTGTATATCCGTTGTATTTGGGTTTGCCTCGTAATGATTATAAGCATTGCAATGATAAGTGCCTACAAGAGTTGTACTCCTATATACTTTTACCACAAATTCTACCCACCCCAAACCACTACCGTTTGTGCACCATGCTGCAAGGCCTCCAGCTAATGCCCCATCAGTTCCTACATTTATTTTTGTCTTGACTGTCTGTTCACTTGCAAAATCATTCTTGTTCCCTATGTATTCACCACTTATGGACCCCCCTGCAAAATAATCTATGGATTCTATTCCATTTATGGTAGATGCCTGTATTCTATCCGCAATGAGGGTTCCTGATTTTATAAGAGAAGCACTTATAGACCCAGCAGTAATCGTTCCCATATCCGCATTTATAACAGCAAGATTATCACAAGATATCTTCCCGCCATCAATGGTTGTTTGTCCTGTCTTTTTCCAATCATCAATATAAGTATGCTCTGTGCCAGAATAAGCTTCCTCTTCAGGAGAAAATTCACTTGTCCATCTTGCAATACCTTTTGATATTCTAATTTCATCTATCCAACCGTTAAAGAAGGTAGCCGGCGTCCCATCAGGATTCCATGCCCCAATAGACAAAGAGGCCGCAGAATTATTTAAGGTTACCCCCGTCAAGCCAGAGGTCCCAATAGCCACCCCATCTAAAAAGTATCTCAATGTATTACCATCCCGAACAATAGCAATATGATACCAAGTATCAGCGGTAAGGGTTATCGTATTAGAATAAGCTGATGTTGAAGCCCCTGCAGTACCATCTGTGGAATATCTGAATCTGAGTTTCTTATTTCCACTTACATCAACAACGCTCAGACTCCATGACCTCTCATCATCAGTTACCTCCCATTGTGCTACCACAATCATACTCTCATTGGTCTCAGGCAGGGCAGCAAGCCGTACCTGGCAATCCACAGTGAACTCCCCAGACCCAAAATCCCAATCAGCATGACTTGCAGCCCAAATATAATCACTATTCCCATCTAATAATAAACTCGCTGTACCAAACTTCTTCTGAGCTGTGTCGAGTTCTGCCGTGCCTTCAAAATTTATTGTATGATTACTATTAGAACTATCCGTTGCAGTAGTGGCCTCGTCCGCTCCATCAAGATGCAATAACAACTTTGTATAGGAATCAAATGCTACCCCTATGGAAACCTGATTATCATCTACTGATATAATATGATTAGCAGTTACAGTACTCGCTTGAATTAACCCTCCGTGTATTACAGGCCTGCCCCAAGCTGGGTATTCCTTCCCACCATCATTATAACACATCAACCACTTGTCTGCCCCTATGGTATTGGCTAAGGTTCCTGTAGATTTAAAAGTATTATTATTATCATTCTTATCCCAATAAATATATTTGTTTGTTGTATTATCTGCGGTTATTTCATAGGTAATTCCTTTATAGGTTAAAAGAATAGGAGTGCCCCCACCTGAATCTAAATCACTCCTTGACCAACTTACCGTATCTATATCATTACCACTCCATAAAAGATTATGAGTAATTGGAATGTCCATCGTAGGAACCCCAACTAAAGACTTTGGGTATTCTCTTCGTATCTCATCAAAATTCGGAGGTCGGACAATCATATCAGTACTGACCGGAGAATCATAATCAGATATAGGGATTGTCGGGTCATCTTCGTCATAGGTATATATATCTGCATTATATTCTATTGCTGTAATTTTGATTCTTTGCTCACTACTTCTACTTAATTGCATAACTCGGTATTGTCTTGCGGTATTATCAGAAGTCCCAAAACAATAAATATCGTCCTTACTTGGGTTCGTTGTCCAGGTATCTACTATTGTAATGATTGTACCATTACCATCTATACTTGCAACCACATGATTTTCAATCTCCTCTTTTTCAGTTAATGGGTTATAAACCCTTACTAAAACCCTATTAACCGCCCCTGAGTCCTCACTGAATTCAAGGGGCTTGTCTATTTCAATAGTATTATTAGTTGATGATAATATTCTACCTCCCTCTCTCCAATCCGGCACATCATGTTGAACATAAATAACATCCCCTACCATACAGGCAATGGCATCTATATCCGCTTCAAATTCGATTGTAGATTTCAATAATATGTTTTGGGCAAGTCTAAACATGCCTGCCCGAAAAGCCTCTGATTGTTTGGTTATGCCAAATAATTCGAGGGTAATCTTATTTTCAAAATTACCAGCGGCACTATTATATATGGAAAATGGAACTCTTTTATAATCTTGTTTTGCATCCCTGTAATGTATTTCTATTTCGCTTACTCTTTCTGCTTGAGGTAAAAAAGTTTGTTTGAAGGAGTCCTTAATAATATTGCTAACATTAAACATTTGGGAGGGACTTGTTACTTTATCGATAGCCACCGACAAATCTGTACCGTCCCAAATGAGAATACATCTGGCGATTTCGCATACTTTTAAGGCAGCCTCCCACATCGTAGTGCCCACATCAAATCCACCATTAAAGGTTATCCTCTTTTCTGTCCCAGCCCCGATACCACTTGGTACTAATTCATCGCAGAAATTAGCTAAGGCCACAAAACTGGCGGTGTCCAATCGGCCGGGGTTTATCCCTTCATACCTTTCTATTTCATAAGGGGAACCACCCGAACCATCCCCACTAATTACTGGTTGACTTAAAACATCATACAACACCCACGCTGGGTTGGTGCTATATTCCAAACCCCACGTTTCCATCTCATCATCATATACCGCAACTATTGCCCCTTCTTGTATAACGTCAACTTCCAAACTCCCGGAAAGTTGGTCCGTTGCTAAGGCTTTCACGGCTAAGTAAGACAAACCAGGATATTTAAAACCGTCCTCCATTACCTCCCTAACGGAACCAAGTATCAATCTATCCCCATACCTGGAACTGACTTCATCGGAGGTGTCTTTACTTACCCTTATATCATACTTGGTTCCTCGGGTTATAGTTACAGCGGACCCTCCCGTATAACTCCCACTTGCTACATAATTCCTACGGAGGACACTGGTAACATTGTCTGTTATAGTATCGTCTACTAAAGTATTCCAAGAGTCAGCGTCATGTTCTGAGATTTCAATTTTTATATCAATACTATGATTACTTAGGCCCCCTTGATTGTTTGCATAATAAATTCCCCGGTCAAAAATTAATTCAATTTCCAAATCATCAAAATCATTATCAGGAGTGGTATAAACTTCTGAACCACCGGTATTGGTTACTACTCTATTAGGTCTATATTCTGGTTTGGTATCATTGAATAAACTAATAGCTGTTTGCTCAATGGTACCTCTTTTTTCTTCTATAGTTATATCATCGTAATTCCGTAGGGCTTGTCCATTTACCCGTATATCATAATTAGACCCGTCCGACTTGGTTATGCCTTTAACAGGGCCTGTTCCTAAACTAACGAGCATATTTAATATTTGTTTGGTAGGGTCTATATCATCAGGTTCTGTAAATACACTAATGACATTGCCATATAATTTATTTTTACCATAAAATTTTGGTTTGACTATGCCTTGTCTTTGCGAAGTGATGGGATGCCATCTATATACCTGTGAAAATTCTGTATCAAAATTAAGTTTAGATTGTGGTTGAGGCATCAAAGAATTTATCAACATACCCCCTGCTACAACAATTGCCGTGGAAGCAATTGTATAAGCGAGGGTCCCTTCAGTCAAACTCAATACGGTACCAGCAATATAAGGGGCACCTACTGCTACCAGAGCTATCATTAAAACCATACCAAGTATATCTTTATCCCCTCCCCCATCTGATACCACCGGCATGAAAACTATTTCATCACCGAGCTTTGGAACCATTAACCCCCAAGACTGTTTTTCTATCACCGACCCATTTATACTTATAGCAACATCCAAATCTTTAGGGATATATTTATTCTTTAATTGACTTAATGTTTCATTTTGAAACATTAAGTTTTGTACATCCCTTTTTCTACGGTCAAAGGGATTTTGTATTATTATCATCCGCATTGTCTGCATAGCGATAAAATCCTTCTACCTTACTTTTCCAAAACTTATGATTTATTTTTTCAATTGTCGCTAATCTTTTTTTCATAATATGAATAAAATGATATCTATCTACCATAACACCCATATGGTTTACAAAAGGAGGTCTCAAACTAAAAGTAACTATACAAAATGGTTCCGGATTTTTAAGTCTAATATAATCTTCTTTCTTACCTATACTTATTGCTTCACTTCTATTTTTTATATTTTCTACCGTTGCTAACATTTGTGTTTGTTTGCTTGGTAGATTAATCCCACCCCTTTTACAAACCTCTCTTGATAGGGTATAACAATCATAACCTTCCTTACCATTACCTCCTTCTTTAAAGGGTTTGCCTATTAAATCATCTATATTTATCATCTCATGCTATCCTCACCGACCCAGACCTGATGCCTGGGAACCCTCCAAAATTGGCAGAATTACTTCTTATCCTACATTCAGCCAAGGTTTTTTTACAAGTAGCATACCCACATTTTCCTCCTGAAATATAATCTGAAAATGCTTCGCTATCTATATCTACAGTAAAAGCATTTCCATCTGCATCAGGATTAGCATTTAATATCACACCGCTTTTACCATTTATCTCTGTCATCCCTAATACATCAGCAAATTTAATAACATCATCAACGGCAAAGCCGTGATTGGTTACGCTAATTTTGGCATTAGCTGCTTTTGTGATGTTGGTTATAGTTTTACCAACATATTGACATCTTGGGCCCATTTGGTCTTCAATATCGTTATATCGAAAACTACAATGTAAGGCTAAATATTTATGTAGTGGAAATCTTTGTCTCAATGGATTTGGGGCTCCCAAAGTAAAGGTTACCCATTCAGCAGTACTATTACAAGCCAAAACTTCATAAGTCAATTCTAATTCGCTATAATTCTCCTCCAACCTGTTGGAATTCACTACGGTAATTTTAACCGTTGAACCGATAGCTCCATCAAGGCTTTCAAGATAAGGTTCTAATAGATTTGTGATATTACTTACCCGTAAAGTTACGGTGGGGATTTGACCTTTGCTCATATTTTTGGTTGGTTCAATTTCAAAAGGAAAGGCGGTATATGAAGCAAGGATAGACTCTGTACCGTTGCCCAAATTATAATAAGAAATTATTTTATCTATCAGAAGTTCCTTATTAAATATTATCATATTATCAAGTTTACCAGTAAACTTAGACAACTTCTCATAACTTGCCCCCAAATATAAATCTTCATTTGTATTATCTATCAAACCAGTAACACTGGATATATCAATTGTCTTATCTAAAACGGAGTCCACATAAATTTTTACTTCATCATTCTTTTTATCTATAACAACCACCACAAAATGCCAAGTCCCATCTAAAATGGTAATGTTGCCACTTTCTACTACAAAATTAGAACCATTTCCAACCCTCACACGGCAACGATTATTACTATCTGCTACTATAAAAAATCCTAAATCAGTGGCATCTCTTTTCTCAAATATCCTTGGGAAAGCAGATTGTGCTTCCGCTTTAACCCAAGCACAAAAAGTCATAGCTCCTGAACCTATATTAAAATTAGCATGATTAGGTATGGTTACAAAACCCCCCGAATCTGCCGTCATATTGAAACATCTATTTATCTTTCCTATTTCACTAAAAATGTTCGTATTAGCAGATGCTTCCCCAATGTGATTATTCCCAGAGGCGTCTACAACTATTTTATCTGCTTCATTATCGTTTAATTTCCAATGAGCTATACAACCAACACTGTTATAATTATCAGTCGTAAATAATATATCTTCATCATTCCTTACAAAACGTAAAACGGTAGCAGCCTCATCCGTAAGTGTTATCTCCAACAATATCAACCACGCATTAGGGGAGGCTGTTTTATTTTTTTCTAATATAATGTTAGCAGGAAGTTCTCGCATAATTCTTTTTTGCCTCTAAATGCCTATGTAATTTTTGATAAGTTTGTAATCTGTATCTTATCGAATTACCTTTTCCTTTTATTATAACTCCTTTTAATCCTCTATTATAGTAAATATGGCTGCCCAAGTAGTGTGCTCTTCAGGTTCTATACTAAATCTTATTGGGTTCTTTAATCTGACAGAATAAACAGTAGATGTTTTAGGATGGGTCCAATTAAATACATCCCCGCTAACATTCACAGTGGTTTGAAGAGTTTCTAATAAAGTTTTATCAGATTCCGTAAGAAGATTATATCCAATTTCCCATTGTTTCTTTTCCCCAGTAAATCGTCCTCTACTTATTATCTTACCATCTTCAGCTTGAGATTGAATAGAAGGATTATATGCTAATCCTTCTGTAAAATGCTGAAGACTAACTCCTCTTGATAATGTAGGAAAATCAGCCATTTTGTCCCTGTCCTATTGCTTGTATGCTATGTCTTAATGAACCGTATTGATTTATTTCTTCAGTTACTATTCCAACTACCCACTCCCTACCATTAAACTGAGGGGTGCCTTCTTGTCTCATAGGTTGTCCTGTATTGTTATTTATAATAACAGTAGGAGGCACCAAACCCTTTCCCTTCGGAATAACAGTCTCCCCTCTTTGAAGAATGGTTGGGAATTCATCAGCAGCCAAACCAGTATGTAATCGAGGAGCCCCAATAAAAGTTGTTGCTGGAACCATACGATGAGCAGTCATTTGTCCCACAATGCCCCCCATATGACCCACTGGTGAAGGTACATTATAAACTGGCTGAGGAGTAGGAGCAGGAGTTGGTATCAAACCAGGAAAGAAAGATGTTAATGCCCTTACCATTTGGGCTCTTATTATTATTGCCAATAAATCTTTCAATACAGCTCTGGCAAATTCCCTAAAATTAGCTTGCCCTTCTATCAAAAAGGTAGCTAATTCGTTCCCCATTCTTTGGAAGGCATTTGCAAAAGCCTCTGATATCCTGTTAGTTACATCCAAAGCATTTCCCATCCATTGCTCAAGAGGGGTGGGGTCTTTCACCTCTTCATTAAGTTTCTTAAATTGGTTTATAAGTTTATTCAATTCCCCTTCTACTTCAGCTACATCTTCAGGAGTTATACCTAAAGGAATTTTTAATTTTAACATCTTACTTTTGATTAATTCTATTAAAGCATCTGCATCCGCCCCGAATTGAGCCTTGACCGCATCCATTAATTCTTGAAGGTGGTCTACTGTCGCTATTCCAAAAGCTTTAAGATATATTCCTGTAGTTTCAACTCCTTGTTTAAGGGAAGCTTTAAAATCTTCCAAAGCTTTCTCTGCTCTTTCCGAACCTCCTAAAAAGGAAAAGGCCCAAGCGTTTCCCGCTTCTTCAAAACCCCTTTTAAATTCATTTATCATTTGATTGAAGGTAGGAGCATCCCAAGCTTGCACAACCCCCTCTTTCATTTTTTTCAACCAAGCTATAGTACCATACCACATACCAGCTATATCAGTCAAAAATTCACCAAAGTTATTTTTTATATAACTAAAAGTCGTTTGGAAGGATTCTACCCAATAGACCAACATATCCGCCAACATAGTACCACCCAACCAATTGAAACCTTCCTTAAAAGCATCAAACCACTCCTGCGTCCTGTTTTTAATAATTTCTAAATTTTGAATCCAAGCGGCCCGTAAAGTATAAGCTATACCCACTAATAATAAAGCTATTCCAACTGGACCGAACATTGTTGTTGATAAGCCTACAAAGGAAGCTGTAAGAATTTTCACAGTAGAAATCATAAACAACAAAGATTTAATAAGTAAACCAGTTAACAACAAAATGGGACCTATAGCTGCAGCTATACCAGCAAACATAAGTATATTTCGTTTGATGCTGGTTTCCAATAGATTCCAATAATCAATGGCATTTTTAACATGTTCATTCAATCGAAGGATACTTGGGGCCAGCATATCCCCAATTCCAATACCAGCAGCCACTATATGATTTTTAAGTATTTTCATTTGAGAAGAAAAAGATTTCATTTGTTCTTCTGCAATCCTTTTAGTAATCCCTCCCATTTTCAAAAGGGCTTCATTATACCCTTTTATCCTATTTTGAAGTCCTAACAAAGGAAGTATTGCTTGCTGGGAACGGGCCTGGAATCCTAACATTTGGAGAGTAATTATTTTTTGCTCAGTGGACATATTGGCCATTGCCCTTGTCAAATCCCCTATAATCATATGAAGGGGTTTTAAATTTCCTACAGCATCAAATATATTTATATTAAAACGTTCCCATTCAGCTCTATTATCTATAAACCCTTTGGTCATCAATCGCAACATTCTACTAAACATATTCCCCGCATTTTGAGCTTTAATACCTTGGTCGGCATAAGCAGCCAACACCGCAACCCCTTCTTCTAATTGTATGCCATAGGCTTTCATTGCTGGACCTGCTTGAGAAGTTAAAGCCAAAGAAAATTGTTGGGTGGTGGCATTGGCAAGAGTATTAGCACCCGTTAAAACATCAGTTACTCTCGTCATATTTATTAGGTTTTGTTGAGCATTTTTAACCGTTAAACCCAAAGCACTTTGAGCATCTGTAGCCAAATCTGTTGCTGTAGCCATATCAAAAGCACCTGCCACAGCAAACTTTTCTACAGCTCCTAAAGAGGCCATAGATTGTTCCGCATCAAGTCCAGCAGATGCAAGGTAAAAATAACTTTTTGCCAAATCTTTAGCAGAAGTAACCCCATTAACAGAAATCTCCAAAGCCAAACTTTCCATCTCTTGTCTTAATTGAGGAGTGATACCAGACATAATGGCTAAAGATTTTGTCATAGCATCATCAAAAGATGCAAAGGCTTTTACAGATGCGGCCCCCACAGCTGCTATAGGGAGAGTAACCCTCATAGACATTTGTCTGCCTATTTGGGTCATCTTATCGGCAGTCTTTTGCATCTGCCTCTCAGCATCCCTTATTATCTTTTTATATTGAGAGGAATCTGCCATCAAATGAACTAAAAGATTCCCCAAATCTAATGTTGCAGCCATTTTATTTCTTCCTCTTTTTAGGGTGCTTCAATATAACTCCCCAAAATGCTTTGGCCCGTTTTGTTCTTTCTTCCTTACTCAATTTTTTTGCTTTTTCTTTTCTTTTGAATTTCATTAGAAAGGATTCTATTTTTACTTTTATAGGCTCCTTAACAAAGGACCTTCTAATCTCAGCAGCAATCTGAGCAAGGTAATAATCCTCTCGATGAAACCTATTAGCATCCTCATCTAAATAAGTAATCCATTCTAAAAACTCTGTAGAAGAAATCTCATACTGAGCCCTTGATACAGACATCCCAAGATGGGAAGCTATCCGGTACCACTGGGATCGCTCCCCTCTAATTCGTTTTTTGCTGCTTCAAGAGCTTCCTTATCCAGACCACTAAGTTTCAATGCTGCCGTATGTAACTGACCGAGCATAGTGGCAGGATAATTATCAATGATTTCCTCAGGAACCGGTTTACCGTTCTCATCGTAAAGACACATCGCCAAAAATTGTTTCGCTGAGAAAGATTTAAATCCTTCACCAGCAACAGCTTTGGCCTTACCATTGGCATCCATCTCTATCTTAATATCAAAACTCTCGTTGTAGATGGCCCGTTGTGCCCCGGTCAATTCCCTTAATGAGAATTTCTTTTCAATGCCGTCTTTCCCCGTAAGGAACACAGGAATTTCCTTCAGCACCGTACTAAACCTTAATTCATCCATTTTTTGCCCTTTCCAAAACTATATAACACCCGATTTTAGGGCCGGACGTTAGCTCTCTTACGTTTTCTCGCCCAAACCCACATAATTGTACCAAGTCCTAAAAACAACGCCTTTAATCGCATTTCTCTACGTTCTCTTAATCTGAATATACTGGAGCTGTTTCTACACCGGAAGCGTTCTGATTAGAAGGTATAATACTAATGTTAGCCGTTGGTTGTTCACCTTCTACAATAGCATTGGGAACAAACTCATCAATCCATCCCCAGAAGGTCCAAGTAGAATTATCCGGGAAGGTAATTACTATGGATTGATTGTTACCTACCATTGCAATAATCTCATCCAATACTTCAGGGTCATACGCCCCAACAAAGGAGCCTGGCAATAAGGTTTTTAAACTTTTAGGAGCCTTTGTTCTCCAAACGCTATTCCTCATAGTGGTGGTGTCATTCTCGCCACCAGCGGAAACACCAGGTGGTGTAACCTCTTTTTCATAGAATAAAAAGGTTACTCCGCTACTACCCTCAGAGAATTCAATAGTTGTTGGATGACCATCATCTATTCTCTCACTCATTTTACTATCCTTTCAATTAATTTCATATTTCCTTTACTGTCACCAAAAAATCATTTACAAACAATCGCCTACCTTTGGTTCCTTTTTCAATCCCCAAAGGAGCAATCGGTTCCACTCTTGTTACATTACTTATTTGATAATTTTCTCCACTTGTTATTTCCACTTCAACATTATGTATCGTATCCAAATTGGTTACTATAGATTCCATTTTGGCCCAACCAGTAATATAGTCATCACTCCGAAGTTTTAATTGAACTCCATAATGCTGTATGACGGTACCGGACATTAATCTTCCGTTTTTTAATCCAGGTACATCATATATAGCCCCACAATTGGTTTTAACATCACTACTATCAGGCATATAAGAAATATATAAAGGCCAATCTGCTTCCTCAACAGGATTAGACATTAATGCCTGTTCTATTATATATGTTGCCAAAATGGTAGCCGGTGAAGTCAAAAGCATTAGGCTATTATCCTTTTCATTGTTACTAAAAAATTCACTGTAAACAATCGCCTATCCTTAGTACCTTTTTCTATTCCTAAGGAAATAACAGGGCTCATTCTTTTCACATTATGTATTTGATATTCCACTATACCTATTGTAATTGTATCATTAGCAATCCCATCCAAGGCCACAGCAATGGCTTCGGCTTTGGCCCAACCATCATCGTGATTATCACTCCGTATTTTTAATTGAATACCATAATGTTCTATTACGGGGCCTTCCATCAATCTCCCATTCTTCAATCCAGGTGAATCATATATGGCCCCACAATTGGTTTTTATATCTCTACTATCCGGCATTGAAGAAACATATAAAGGCCAATCATCATCATCAGCAGGGTCAGTCATAGCACCTATATCTTCTGCTATTATATATGATGCCAAAATATAAGCAGGGGATGTCAAAAGAGAAGCACTAACAGAAAGGACTCTCACAAAGGAAAAAACACCTCCTGTAATAGCTGCTACTATATTCCCGCTTATTAAATCATAACTCATTAAATTTTTACCTCTATAGTTCTATAATCTGCTCCCACTGCTGGTGAACGAGTAAGAGATTGTTCAAGAATAACCGTAGTACCATCTTCAGCATCCATCAATTCTTGTTTGGTGGAATCAGTAGGTTTAACTCTCCAATTCCCCGCTATCCAAGCAGAAACAATTTTCATAATCTTTTCCCACGTCCAATCCCCTCCAACTGTAATTCCTGTTATAGCTTTCATTGCTGCTTCTAACTCCGCAGCATCCATCTCCGCTGTTGGAGCTTGCTCTAAGGCATTCTCAGTAAACCTATATATTCCACCATCATCTTCCAAAGTATCGTCTAATTTGGTGATAGTAGATTCAATATCGGAAATATCTGCCTTACAATCATCTACGTTTACAACTGTAGCATCTGGCTGATAAGTTTCTCCACTTCCATAATTGACACCATCAACATAAGGAATAACATTATCGCCTGCTTCAATAGTTATAGCTCCTGCATTAGTATATACGTTCGCATGACCTGTATCATCCAAGGCCACCGCAGTTTGCCCATCTCTTACCGTATCATCGGGTTTCAATATTTTAGCCGTAATGGTAGCCAATCCTGGTATTGGATATACGACTTTAATTACACCTTCATTCGCCATTTTTTTCTTTCACACCTTCAAACATTTCTTCAGTTCGTCCTACATAAATTACAGGCAATCTTTCACCAATCAATCCTTGAATATATGCAATATCCTGTATGCTTAATTCTACTTCCCCTCCTTTGGAAATCAATAATGCTAATTTATATCTCTTCAATTTTTCTGAGGCCTTTAGATTAGCATCCTTTTGATGTACATTAATAAGTACATGGATACATACATCTTTCAACGTTATTTTTTCTTCTTTCCCCACTTCTCCCTCAAGGAGAGGTTCCCCTTTTAGGTCTTTCAATACTTGATTTACATTCACTTTCATTTTCTTGTCCTTTCCTTACGTTATCAGTTCCGGCACATTTACATCGTTATAAGCGGCCCTGCGTGCCACAGCTTTTTGCCTTGCTTTTACTTGCATACGCAAATTGTCAGCAATATACTTTTTGAGAGCGGCAGCATCCGTTAAGCCGTCCGGCCTCTGCCAATCTGTATGCTCTATCATATCTTTAAGTAATGCGCCGTTCTCAGCCGATATGTTTAGTGTTATTATCATTGTTATTCTCCTAATTTTTATATCCCATATAACCTTGATACAAACTTAGTACATTTCCTGCGTCCTCGTTATTCCATTGCGCTGTTAAGGTTACATCCATAGAGGCAGTAGTGTCTATTTCTACGACACCGAGTACGTGGCTATTAAGCTCATCAATCTCTAAATGAATATGGATAGCTCTCGAACCATTGCCTCCATTATTTATAGTTCTCTGGGTAGCATTAGCGTCTATATGCCAATGGGCACCTACCATCTTTTTTGTGTCCTGCTGCAATGTAGCTTTGGTAACGTCGTTAACTTTAACTCTAAGTGTAACCAAATCACCATTGCTTGCGCTATCTACTACTCCGTCAGCGTGAAAGGTAAACATATTACCAGCCACCAAACTATTAGCTTCCATTACTCCAGTCCATAACGTAACCTCATCAGTTGAATTACCTCCAGGCTTCGCTGCATCTCAACAGCAACGTCAGATGTTCTGTCTATCGCACGTTGATGCCTTATATTAGTAATATAGAATCTGTTATCATAAAACTCTATAGAGCCTGCCTCTGGATTTTCGAGTAACGTTCCTGCTGTAAACTTTAACGGTGCAGCGTTGGCAGTACCGGCAGGCAGCGCAACGTGGCCTAAGCTACTAATATTCGTATAACTGGCCGCTGAACCAAAATGCGAAATCCCAGATGCAACATAAATACCATAATTAGTATCTGCGCCAGAAGCCGCAAAATAACCACCATAAGCTGTCGAATCACCGTGAGCAGAGCCTAAGCCCGTAAACTTGCCACCATAATAATTAAAAACCGGCGTTCCATCTACGATTGTTGGGCTGATGGCTTGATTAAAGAATTCGCCACCAATAAAGTCATATGTAGTTGTGCCGCCTGTTATATTAAATGAGCCTTGATTACTACTGCCAAATGACCCACCAATAACTTTCATTGTGTGAGATTTACTTGTTACAAGAGTTGACGAAAACAAAGTGCTATATAGAGCACCGTATATACTACCGTCAGCGGAACCGATAAAACCACTATTTATTGTTATATCACCGGAATAGGTTGTGAGACCAGTAAGACTGTATAATTGCCAATTATTAAAACTTAATAACGAGCCAGTATAATCATTGTCCCATGTAAAACTTATTTCCGTTCCTATAAGTTTGTCGGAAGCCATATTGCTTGAAGTGCCAGTTACAGTCCTGTTTATGGCATTAAATGTATAGCTTCCAGTAGAATAATCGAATGCGTTTGTGGTACCATCTATAATCAGCCCTGAAGTATCATCGGCGGCCATTGTATTCGTTAATACTCCAGCCATTGTTATATCATCTGTTGAAGTAAGCTGTTCGCCCTGTACAGTGCCTGTAGCCGTAACGGAAGCACAGCCTATCGCCCCGGCATTCGAAATATCGCCGCCAACTATAGATAAAGTGCCGTCAGTTATCGTGCCGCTTGCCGTTAAGTCCGCCCCGCTTATATTACCTAAAGTTGTGATATTCCCGCTTTTGAAGTCGTGATGGCCGTCTGCATCTATTAAATATCGGTCGGCACTGGCTGAATGGTCTCGTATTTTGAAACCACCACCGTCAACAGCTTTGAATTTCCACGTATCAGCGTTGCCACCCGTGAGCATAAAACCTGAACCACCAGCGGTTGTCTCAATAACAAAATCTTCATTAATAGTACCAGCAACCTTTACTCTAACTTCATCTGTGCTAAATGTTACAGTCGCTTCACCGCCACAGATAAGCTCCTGAATATTCTCTCCCGACCGCCTTAAGCCTGTGTCTTCATCTCCGGTGTATCGCAAGCCTGTCATTCGGCCTGCACCTAACGAGAGTAAGCCGTTGTCTAAAGTGGAGTCGGCAATGTTTACCGTTGCGGTGCTATAATGGGAATCTGTCCAAGTCCCCGTAATTGTGGCGGTATGGTCATCGACAATCGTAGCGATAGTCTTAGATTCACCGTCAAGATTTACTATATCACCAACTGCAAGTTCGCTTAAAAAGGCACAAGCACCCAAACTGCCATCTGCATCTTCAAAAATATTAGAAGCTGAAAAAGCATTTATAATGCCCGACAAATTACGGGTTGAGCCGGAGACTGTGATAATGCCGGAAGTTAAAAGATTGGCATTGGTATTAGTCCAATCAATATGTTCGTTGGCCTCATACCCTGCTAA